CATGGGCAAACCAGTCATTCGCTTAGGCGTCGATAAGTCCAAGGGCCACGGCTGCTTCCCGCCGACGCAACCTGTCTCCGCATCATCCAACGTTAAGGCCAACGGCATTCGCGTTGTCAGAATGGGTGACAAGTATTCACCGCATCGTTGCAAGAAAGTCGTGCACGGTTCACGCATCGCGCAATCCCCGTCTACAGTCAAAGTGAATGGTCGGCCCGTACACAGATCCGGTGACCAGATCAGCTGCGGGGATTCAGCTGGTAAGGGATCCAAGAACGTGAGGGCAGGATAATGGCAGCTCTATCAGACGTCAGCTTGGACTACGGGCAGCAGGCAGCGGACACCGTTACCGATGTTGACTCCGCAGTCCAGAAGCTGATCGTTGTTCTAAGTGTGCCGCGTGGTGCACGCAAGCGCTACGAAGACTTTGGCAGTACCACCTACACCCAATTGTTCGAGCCGTTCGATGACATCACCGCTGGCTGGATCGGCGTGGGCATCCAAGAAGCCATCGAGAATCCAGCCAACGAGATACGCGACCTGTTCACCGACTTGCGCATCTCAGTCACGCGCGGCCCGCAGACCTACTTCTGCGCGTTAGACTTCCGCGTCATTCTCCCGAGCGGCGAGAAGAGCGCAATGATCAACTATAAATTCCAACTTCAACCGCAGGGCAATGCCCTCAGTCTTCCGCGTCGCGTGGCCGGATTAAGGAGCAACAATGGCTAACCTAACGCAGCTGACAACCCACCGTCAGATCGTCGATTACATCTTGGCGAAGGCCAGCGAGAGCACCCAGTGGAGCGACAAGCAAGCGGCTTCCATGCTGGTGCTGTTGGCGGACGTGCTCGGTGACATCGGCGAAGCCAACTCCGCAGCAATCAACATTGCAGCGCGGGAAGCATTCATCCAGTTGTCGCGCCGCCAGTCCAGCACCTACGCTGGTGCTCGCTTCCTCGGCATCCCCATCAAGCGCAAGTCGCCCGCTGTTACCACAGTGCGTTTCACCAACGGTACGTCTGACGCGATCAGTTACGACCGTGGAACGCCGCTGACGGTCGGCGGGCGTAGTGCGTTCCTCACCCAAACTCTCAGCCTGCAAGCGGGCCAGACTGGCGACGCCACTGTTGAGATCGGTGAAGTCCGTGTCGAGAGCTTCACGCTGACCGAACGTTACGAGCTGTTGACCGTGCCGTTGTCCGCCACCAACTTCACCATCTCGTCTTACGAAGTGTGGACGGAAGACGCACAAGGTGCTGTCTATCCCTACACCGTGATCGACCGCGCATTGACCCGCGCTGAAGTCGGTGACCGCGTGGTGACTGACGTGACCAACGAGGACGGATCGGTAACCCTGCTGTTCGGTGGCCGCTACTTCGGCTACGCTCCTGACAAAGACCACAAGCTGTTCGTGCGCTACCACGTGAGCGGCGGGCTCACCGACAACAACGACAGCGTTGGGCTGCTGGCGGAAGTCGTGGAGAACACCAACGTCGCGGGCCGCACCCTTGAGCCACTGCTTGGTGCTGACGATGAATTGCCGTTCGAGTTCTACAAACAGTTCGGCCCCATCCTGCATCTCAGCGAAGGTCGCCTGTCACGTCCGGACGAATGGCGCGCTGCGATTTTGGCGTTCCCCGGCGTGGCGGACTGTGCGATTCTGAGCCAGCGTGACGTGGCCCCCAGCGACCCAACGTGGCAGCTGATGCTGCGCATTTGCGTGTTGGCGGAATCCGGATCGACGTTCGGCGGCGTGAACCCCAACCCGACGTCCGCTGCGTGGGAGCGTCTGCTGGCAATGCTCGCCAAGTACAAGCCGTTCCACACAGTGCAGACGTGGAACCCGACACGCATTCTGGTGCCAGTAGTCGTCGAGGTCGCGGTGCACGAATGGTATACGGGCGACCTGCGCGACGTTGAACTCCGCTCTATGCGCAAGATCAACGAGCTGTTCAAACCGCGTGCTGGAATCTTGGGCCGCATGCTGGCAATCGACGACCTGAGCGACTGCTGCCGTATCGAGGGCAAGCAGCGTCTGGATTACGTGGATTACGTGCGCGTGCTGTCGCCAGAGCAAGACCTGACGCCGGGATCGAAACTCGAATACATCGGACTGCGTAGCGTGCGCGTGACCGTAGTCTACAGCAAACGAGGTGACTCTAATGCTTTCATCTGATCTGCCGACGTTGGATGTCCTTGAGGAAAACCCTTCGTGGGTAGAACTCATAGACATCCTACGCTCCGCCAACGACACGTTGATCCTGCCGCAGATTGAAGCCCTCATGGCAGTGCGCAAAGTGGCCGACTCCGACGAGTACGCGGTGGCCGAAGCCAGCCTCCGGATGATTGGTATCAATCTCAGCAGCGGGATTATGCGCAAGCAGGCACTGCGTCTCGGTGCCGCGTTCGATACCGTCAACCAATATCGCCAAGTCATGGACACCGCGAACTGGGATAAGTTCGCAGCGTTCCTGATCGATGACCTGTTCAACGTCACGCGCCTATGGACTTCCGACTACCGCAGCTTCTACGTTACGCCGCAGGGCCGGACGATTGGCGAAGGTGGCAAGTGGTATCCGACCACCCATATGGAGTTGGAAGTTGGAGCCTCTGCGGAAAGCGCAGGGTTCGAACTCACCATCAGCCACAGCATGGTTCCCGAGATCGTCGAGCTTCTGGTTTCCGGCAGCTGGATGAATGAAGACGACGCGCGCGAGTGGGCCACCAACCACGTCGGCCTGCAACTGAACAACGAGACTCTGCACAAGTCCTACGTGCGGGCCTACCTGTTCGGCAAGCGTATCACTGAGTTCTTCTATCAGTGGGCACCCATCGAAGACGTGCTCGAATCCATCATCATTACCACGCAAGCCAGCGCCAAGCTCATGTTCGGTGCACGCCTGATTCACGAACCATTCCGCTACAACAGCGCAGGCGGTAAGGCCATCGACGTGGGAACCAGTGGCTTTGAGTACGGCGGCCCCGTGATCCGTGCGGGCGCTCGCTTCACCTTCAGTTACGTGACTCGCTACCAAGACGGCACGTCCTCTGTGCATCAAGCATATTGCGTGTCGCCTGAAATCGAGTCCGCTGACATCGGCTGGTGCGTGTTCAAAGTGCCTGAGTTTAAGAAAGCGATCCGCGTCGAACTCCGCTACCGCGATCAGTCGAAGTTCGTGGAACTGCAACTGGAATCCAACATCAACGTTGTGGATCCAGTGACGCTTTCGATTCGCGCGCAGAATCCATCCTATGGTGGGCGGCGTGTCCCCTTCACGGCTTACGCGCAATACGCCGGAACATCGACCGTGGACATCACGGAGGAAAGCGGCTTCCTCAAGTGGGAAACCGACTTCGGTGTATTCGAGGGCGCGACCTTGGTGCTACCCAACGTGCTGGCCGATGGCATTGCCAATATCCGCTGCACCTACATCGGCGTAGACCGTGAGCTGGTCGCCACCTTCCAACTGAAGGTACTGCGCAACGTGGCAGAGCGTTACGCGGTGGAACTCGAATTCATCACGCCGTTGAGTGTGCCGCAGGGTCAGAACTTCACGGTGCTGACTCGCGCCAAGTTCAACGACGACACAGTGGAAGAAGTGCAGGCCGTCTTGTATTCCAGCACCAACAAGCTGGACATTCAGGACAACACTGTCGTGACCTCCGTGCAGAGTACCGACTACATCGCGACCCTGATCGCCGAGTACCAGACGCCGGGCGGGCCACGCCTGACCAAGCGCAACACGGTACGCGTCATTGCTCGCCGCTGGGGAGTTGTAGCGACCAGAATCAGGGTGCCGGATCGCATTGTGGAACGCGCGACCTTCATTCCGGAAGCGCAACTCTACATCGTGGATCTCGATGCTCCGCCTGCCGAAATAGAAGCGGGCAATCCCCTGTACGTCAGGGGCTGGCGTGCTGCTCACAACTGCCGTTGGTACGGGGTATCGGGTGCCGATTACGGGGCACTGAATCCGCATCCTGTTACCGGAGAGTTCACGGCACCAGTTGTTGCCGACGACACCAAGTGCGGCATCGGGTTCACCGCGCAGTACAACACGGCGACCGTTTCTGGATTCAAGTCAGTGGTTGTATACGACGAGCTGTTGCAGTTGCAGACTCTCGATGTGCTGATGAATACGTTCATCGCCAGCCAGACCCAGAACTCGCTGCGCTCTATCGGGGAATGGAACTCTGGTGCTCAGACCGAACTCAATTCCCAGTACGAAGTCACGTTCATTCCGAGCGAGTCGAGTGTTGCGCAGGTGAAGGCCGACATCATTGCGGAAATCGAACGTCGCTTGGCTGCCGGAGAAGACGCGTCGGATCTGGATCCCAACAACCCAGATTACTCGCAGTACGTGGAACTCGGTTTCCGTGACAGCACGGTCGAAGGCTACGACTCGGTGAAGGACGTGAAGTTCTTGCGCCAGCTGCTAGTGTTCCGTGGAACGCTGCACGGCCGCGCCCTGCTCACTGCCAAGTACGAGCACAACGGCAAGGTGCTGGTGAACGAGACGACGATTTCGCTGTCGCCGCTCCGCAACCGCGTGGTTGCCTTGCACATGGAAGCCCCGCAGGTTGTTGGCGAACGTAGCCGGACTTTTGTGCGTGCCCAAGTTCAGTACGACACCGGAGACCGTGCTTACATCGGCGCAATCTGGGAAGCCGACTGGTATGAGGACGACCAGTACACCGACCTCATTACGTTCAGCGCCAGAGATTGGCCGGGGCTGGAACTGGTCACCGTGTTGGAGAACCGCGAGCCAGTCGACTTCGACGACTTCCTGTCCATGCAGGCTTCACGTCTTCCAGTGTTTGCCGACGTGCGCTCCATGGAAGAACTCAAGTTGCTTGTGGCGGCCGGAGCCATCATGCAAATCGACACGGTAACGGAGCTGAAGCTGGCACGCCTGACCGCGCGCTACTTCAACGTGAAGACTCACCTCGACATCACGGTAACCCCAGCGGTGCCGACTCCGATCAACACGATCACCAACTCCTACATCATTGGCCCCACTGAAGTGGCCGCCGACCAGCTCTACGCGTCTTACGCGCTGGTGAACACCTACGCGATGACTGGCGACTTGGTGCTGCTGGACGGTTCGGAGATTGACGGGCAGCCGTATGAGTTTGAGATGGAAGTGTCGAGCGACTGGGTGATCATCAGCAACGAGGAACTTCAGCCTGACGGATCGTATCTGCCTGCTGCGTCCGCGCTGGTGTCCATCGACGGCGACGGCTACATGCGCCCGATGCGTAACGTTGATGGTCGTGTGCTGGTGCGTGCTGTATTCAATGACAACTTCAACAAGTTCAGCCGTGACCTGATGGTGTATATCCGTCGCGCCAACACCTACCTGAAGAGTCTCGACATCCTCGGGCAATCCGAAGTAAGTGATTCGCCTTCAGGTAACCCGACCGTCGAGTACGTGGATGGCTTGTGGTACGTGCCGTACAACCTGCGCCTTGTTACCGCAGACAACGCCGAAGGCATTCTGATTCCGTCGACCGATGCCCTATGGTCTCTGGTCGGCCCCGTCAGCATGTCGGGCGTAACGTTGGGGGAAAGCAACGGCCACCTGTACGTGACCAAGCAGCAGAGCGACGCGCAGATCACAATCAGCGCCAAGCTCTCGTACCCGAAACCAGATGGCACGATGGAAACAATCGTGGGAATGATGACGATTATGGTGCGGGCATCGCGCAGTATCATCAGCGCGTACATCGACTTCACCGATTCCAACATCTCCCCAGATACCGACATCCAGATGGTCATGCACTGGGAGCGACGCAATCAGGATAAGGGCAGCTCACTCAGTCCAGTGATCGGCGTTGGTTACCAATGGGCGCTGCGCACTCCTATCGGTGAAGGCATCACGTTATCCAGCGATGGCATCTTGCGCTTCCGTCCGAGCAACGTTGCACAGGATGCAGTCGTGGAATGTACGCTTACCGAAGACCGCACCAAGATCGTTGAGTCCATCCGCGTGACGTGTCCCGGTGTTGGCTACCCAACGAGCGTGGTGGTGGAGGGCTTTAAGCGCGTGAGGGACGACAGCTCGATCCAGTTGAAGGGCATCGTGAAGCGTGCTGCGCGCCCCGAGACTGACGAGACGGCGAACTGCTTCTGGACGTTGCGGAACGCCAACGGTGACGAGGTGAACTACGCGGGAATCACAATCAACCCACGTAGCGGTATGCTGACTTCGACACAGCTTGCGCAGGACGCCAAGGTCTATGTGCACTGCCTGTTCCTTGAAGGCAAAATCCGACTGGAAGCAACGCACGTTGTCGACGTGATCAGCAGCATTCCGTATTACGGTGAAGCAGCGTTCGGCGTCAATACGTTGGTGGAAGTGCTTGCCCTCGGCCGTCGACTCAACGCGCAGGGCGGCGGGAGCTTCATCATTGATGCACGTGCCGATCAGTACGGCTACTTCTGTTGCCGTGAAGATGCGGGAGCCGCTGAGTTGATTCCCACAGCGTTGCCGAACGGCGTACTCAACACTGGTTACGAAGGTTGGGATGGTGCAAGCTGGACACTCAGTGACTTCAGCGGCCGTGGCCCCATCTACATCGAGATCGTGTACGAGAACATAACCGAACGTCTCGCCCTGTACCGCACAAATAAACGTGCTGCAATGCTCGCAAAGTTCACCGTCAAGTATCTCAAACCCTAATTTAGGGTAGATACCCGAGGAAACATCCATGTATGTAGAAACTCTACGTTTGACCCCGCAAGGGATGCAGGCATTCACGTCTGCTAAAGATGGTGGGCTGTACTTGCGGCCCACCCGCTGTTCCTTTGGCGACTACAAGGGAAGTGAACCGACCGCAGTGCCCGAGACCCTGATCGGTAACAAGGTTGCAGAGGTGACGGGCATTCGCTTTCTCGAAGTGCTCGGCGGCAACCTTGTGCGCTTCACGTTCGACATTCCGACCAACGTTCCCGACCAAGGCGAAGCCCTTATCGGTGAAGTGCTGGTCAGTCTGGAAGACGGCATTCCGTTTGCCCACGTTGTTCTCGCCGAGCCCATCCACAAGTTCAGGGGGAACGCACACCGTGTAAGCCTTCTGCTCTACATGGTAGGTGAGCATGACATCGGCCGCGTGTTCAACGTCAGCATGGGGGAGCACGTTACGCTCCCTCAAGTTACGTCCGTCAACTGGCTACCGCCGATTGAAAGTGGCATGGCTGCCGCGTCCGTAATCGTAGCTGACCTGTTCACCACAGCAGACGGCGGCAAGGTTCCCGGCATGGCGTTCCGCGCTGGCATCGGTGGTAACGCGTGGTCGTTCGCTGGCTATGACCGAGTGTGGAGCGATCCTGCTGGTGCGCGCTTCATCTCCCCGACGCAAATCAACGCGGAAGGAATCGAGGGCCTGAAGATCACCGACAGCATTATCGTCAGCGTGATCAGCGGTGGTGGCGCTGGCTACTGCCGCTCCGCAGAATTCGACGGCAAGATCCTGCAACTCAACACCGACGTCCCCGAGATTCCACTGTTCACGGCAACGTCGGTGATCGCAGTGTGGGTCGCTGGAACTGCGCACAGCTCTGGCGGTGGGATTCCGCTGCCGGACAACACCGACGACGTGCCGCCCGACTGGGTGCTCACGCCCGGCGAGCCCGGCCAGCCTCCGGTGTGGTCTCCGCCTCCTAGCTCCGGCTCTACTCCGGCGCAGGGTGTGGTGCTGTACTCGCCGCCGTCCAAGCTGGTGAGCAAATCACTGGTGACTACAGCGACACCGAGTTCGATGGTGTACGAAATGCTGGAACCTGTGGAGACCAGTGCCGACGTCATGCTGGTTGTTGGTGGTGCTACGCAGCCCCGCACGGCCTTTGATGTCAGTGAAGGCGACCAGCTGATTCTCAGTGAAGCGCCCGACACCAACATGGATCTCAACGCGCGGGCTTTCGTGCGGGAACCGACTACGGGCCATGAGCTGGAAATCACGGTGCTTACCATAACAGGCGACGGTGGCTCCCCCGAGATTGATCTGGGTGCGGGCATTACCGACGTCGAGCAAGTCATTGCGGTCGTGAGTCGCTTGCAGAACCCTGTGACGGCCTACACGATCAACGATGGCAAGCTGCGCTTCACCGAGAACATTCCGGCAGGTGTGCAAGCCGACCTCTACTGCATGCGCCACAACGCACGCATCGGGGCCAGCACCAAAATCATCCCCCACCAATTCCAGATCGACTTGGAGACCAGCAGCTTCCAGCTCACTGTTGCTCCCGTGGCGAAATCCCACGTTATCGTGATCGACACTGGCACGGTGGTGATGCAGTCTGAGTTCCAACTGATCGGTGACCACGTGGTAATGAACACGCCGCTGCCTGCACACAGCAACCGCTTCATCGAGATTTTGGTTTTCCAGAATCAGGTGAACAGAGGTAGCCCTGACCGCAGCCTCGAAGGCGTATTCACTCACGCGTACCTGACCCCTAGCGGGATTCAGATTGAACGTCACGGTCGTCCGCCTCTCAAAGTCCCGTGCCCGCGTCCGATATTCACGGGCCGCGACGGTATTGAAGTTGACGATACGCAATACCCGCTCGTCCGTTTGAGCTACGCGCCTGACCAAGATCCTGCTGCCAAGAAGCGCACGCAGATCATTGCAGGCCAACGCAGCGCCACGGACTCCGAAGAGATTGTCTTCACGCAGAAGATTCAAATCCCCGAAGACGTGTCGATGATGATCAACGCCGAGTTCAGCGCAAGTCTCGGGCCGGGTTTCTCCAGCGAACTTCACCGCGAAGCCATTGAGTGCGTCGTTGCCATCGTGGAGATTGGAGATAAGACCCCAGAGTACGGCTCCAATGCACGCGGTACTGGGCGCGCTGGTTTCTCTGCGCACGGTGCGTCAGACGATCAGGCCGTGGTCTACGCCGACCGGCACCTGACGTACTCTGCTGACATCGTTGCGAGCAACTACAAGGCACGTGCCGTTGAAGTCGTTGCCAAGATGCGCGTTACTGGTGCCAAGGTTTCGGCATACGGCAGCAACCTCAACGTGCAAGTGAACATCATGATGGCGAGGTAACCATGCCAAGCACTGATCAGGTAATAGCGATTGGTGGCACAGATGGCGACAAAGTTGTTGTCGGGCCCGACGGAGTATTGGAGACAACGCCTGCTCCGTCGGCGTCTGACCTAGTTGTGGTGCACGCAGTGTATGACAACGAAGCGGGAATCCTGACATTGGTTCGCAGAAACGGCGATACCGAAGAGATCTCAGGATTCCCAACAGCCGCGCAAGTACAACCTGCCAAGCGTGGACGCAAAGGTCGACGCGGTTTGGCGGGGCGCGATGGGCGCGATGGTGCTACCGGAAACACGGGCCCCGATGGATGCGACGGCATCAAAGGCGCAGTGGGGGCCGATGGCGATACTGGGGAGGACGGTGAAGATGGGCCGGACGGCGCACAAGGTCTGATGGGGCGTCGCGGCATTTCCGGAATCGAGGGATACGAAGGCGAAGACGGCGAAGACGGCGATGAAGGTGTGGTAGGCCCACCGGGCCCGTCGTGCATCGTTGGGAAGCGCGGGCCAGCAGGCCCTGCACCTCTCGGCACTGTCGTCTATGGGCCGAACCTGCCAACGGATCCCGCAGCGTTCCTCTGGCTGCTGCCGCTCGACGGTTTCGACCGACCGGAAGTTCCGAAGTGGAGCGATGTCACGGTGTTCGTCAAAGACCGCTCGGTGCAAGCGCAACGTTTCCAACAGACCAACATGTTCTCCGCACTCTTCGATGTGGAAGCAACCGCAGTGGGTGGAAGTGGCGTGTACGAGTTCACGTGGATTGTGCCGGATGTGCAGGGCGTCAAGTTCAAGCCGTCTGGTCTGCGACTCACGGTCGACTACTCACGCCGTGCACCGAACTCAAGTTACCCCGGCGAAATCTTTACCGTGAAACTTGTGGTGCGCGACGTGGCCAGACCCGGCAAGCCATCATTCTTCGACACTGCCGAAGTAAGGATAAAGGTGTAACATGCTATCTCGTTTGAACATGAGCATGATCACTGCACCAGCAGCCGCAGCAGGTAAGCAGGTGAAGGTGGAGGATCAGCGTCTCTCGACAGGTGATACGCAATCAATTCAACCGCAGAATATAAAGTCTGGTCGCTTCGATCCGATTCTCGGCGTACTCACGCTTGAGTATTACGATGGTTCGATAACTACTGTCACGGGATTCCCTAGCGAGAACAACTTGCCTCAAGGTCTACAGGGCGAACCCGGCGACGCAGGCCGTGACGGTCGTGATGGTCGTGACGGTGCGCCGGGCCCCGATGGGCAAGCCGGATGTGATGGGCCCGAGGGTGAACGTGGTGCAACAGGCGCGCCGGGTAAAGATGGCCGACCCGGAAGACCCGGCCCCGTCGGTGCTCCCGGCCCTGACGGCAACCCCGGCCCTCGCGGACGTGAAGGCCCTCGCGGTAAGCGCGGCCCCACTGGCCCCACTGGCCCGACTGGTGTTACGGGCCCCACTGGGCCGACTGGTAACCCCGGCCCTCCCGGCGTCGTGAACATTGTGGTGTCTGCAACCGACCCCGGCAACGTTGCGGCAGGAACAATTTGGGTCAACCCCAACGTTGATCAGCCGCCCGTGTGGATTTAAGGAGTAAGTGATGCAAAAGGTTAACGTCGAACAGATCGGCACTAACGCAGAAGGCTCGCTGGCAGCAGTTGATGGGGGTGTGGTGGTAACGCCTGCCGCCGAAGGCGCAGTGACGGAACCCAGTGGAAAGTTTGATGGCGTCAGCGGCCAACTCACGATCAGTCTCCCCAACATGGGGACTTTTGTCATTTCGGGCCTCCCGAAAACCAGCGACATGGGCTCAGGCCCCGCAGGTGCAGATGGCTCACGCGGCCGCGACGGTATCGCTGGCCTGAACCCACGCGATGGTCAACGCGGCCCCGATGGTTGTATCGGTGCTGACGGCCAAGAAGGTCTGCCGGGTAAAGATGGCCCGCGCGGCCGTGAAGGTGATCCGGGCGGCCCCGGCCCAGAAGGTAAGCAGGGTGAAGCTGGTCAAGACGGTCGCTTTGCTGTCTACATGCAGAGCACCGATCCCGGCCCCGTTGGCGCTGGTTCTGTCTGGATTCGCCCGCGAGCTAAAGCAACGCGTTAAGGAGATACGATGGGTGACTCACTCGTAAGATCCCGTATGCGTATCCGCAACATCCTGAACAATGGCTGGGATGATCTTGCGGACTGCGAAGTGTTTGTTCGTGACCCTGATAACTTGGACTGGATACGCCTAGTCCCCGGCGACTTCAGTATCAGGAATCAGACGAACAGCGGATGGATCGACATCGACAACGAAGCAGAGCCTGACATCGACGACCCGTGCGCACGCATGACGCTGCCGGGTTCGTGCAACGGGGGAATCGAAGATAAGGAAATGGGATCCGGCGACGGCTTTGGCTCTGGTGGTGCAGAGTGGGAACAAGTTGCTGGTTACCCTGCGGGCTACGACATGCCGGACGCTGGCCTCGCTGGTTTCGGCGTGGAGCCAGTCGACATGTGGCCGACTGGATTTGCGTTGCGTCGCACGGGTGCCGAAATGGTGGAGAGCTACGACAACGCTCCGGTGGCCGCCCACAACGGTGACGCTTCCTACGCAAACCCTGCGCCCGCGTGGACTTCAGTGTTTGGTCGCGGTGCCGCAATCACTGAGTTCTGCTACATGCTGGGTCAAACTCCCGGCTACGTGGATCTCACGTGGGTGTGCTGGGAACAGTTCGGGATGTCGGTCGACGTCTACTATCTGGGAATCCGTCGCGGCACTAGCTGCGGTAAGAAAACCGGACGCGGACGCCTGCGCTTCTACTACGACCCCGCAGAAGGCAACGGCGAAGAGCGGGTCATGGTTCGCGTGCGTTGCAATGAAGCCGGACGGTGGGCGCTGCACTGCCGAGCACCAAGCGAGTTGCTTGCCTCCGAAGTCAACAACCTGCGGCCCGACTACTACAAGCCATACGCAATCACCAGCATGCCTGACGTGCTGTCGCCGCATTATCTTGGCACTCCGATTTTCCCTGCGCCGTGTCACGCGTCGGTGTACGTGAAGCCCGAGCGTCTGTCGATGCGCGGACACTTCGAATACTACCACCACGTCGGGGAACTCGCGGGCTGGATGTATCTGGACTTCAAGTCGTGGAACAACAAGGATTTCGTTGAGGTGTACCACTACGGTCGCCGCATTGCCACGACCTTGGATCCGGAAAGCGGACGCGGTTACCTGAAGTTCTACTTCGACCCGACTCAGAACCAGTGTCAGGATATTGTGGTGCGTGTGGTCAGCGAAGATTTCGCCGAGGTACAGCCCGATGGCAGCAAGCCTGATGCGACGTCCGTTTACTATGGGCTGTGGTGTCCGGAAACGCGTGGTGCCAGAGAGTTCCGCCACCCCTGCGGTGCTTACGAGGTAACGAGCGCGGGCCACCCGACCACTGAAGACAACTTCGACTTGCAGAACAAGTTCAAGGACGACGTGTGCGGTATCCTGATCAACTGCCAAGCGGGTAACCAGAAAGCGAAGTTCGAAGTGTTCGATGTCAACGACAACCTGTTGGATACTCAGATCGTGGAAGCCGGACAGACGGGCAACCTCGAATACTGGGCACCGATAGGTGACAAGGACGTTCGCTATCCGCGCGTTCACGTTACGTCCGGTATTGGTTGCAGCTGGCGCTACTTCGTGCACTGCGCAATCCAGAAACCGGACGTCGAAGTTCCGTCGACCATTATTCCGTTCACTTGCGTTGAGACCCCGAAGGCCGACAACCTGCCGGGTGGGAATGGCGCGTGGCGTTTGGTTGTCGACAACGTGTGGGCGGATTACGTCAGCTACCCGTGGCGCGAAGATTGCGAATACTACATCGTGGCGACGAACCATGAAGACATGATGGTGCGCAACATCGTTCCCTATGTGCCGATTGCAATGTCCATCTACACCACGGAAGAGATGTTCTACGACGGCGGCGATAACACGCAGCGCGTTCGTATGGGACGTAGCAACCGTTCTGACCCCAACACAGGTTTCATTGCGTGGATGGGGATCCGGCAGGTGTACGAACGGGAAATCATTATTTCCCCCGACACGGAAGGCACGGAGTTCGATAACAGCTGGCGAATCGTGGCGAACGGTAACGGCGGAATCCTCGGGCCCGTCCCATGGGAGCATGGCTATGAATACTTCGTGTTCTCGTCAGACGACCATGGCAAACCCGAGATCTCGCAGACGCACTTCTTCATGCCCAAGCCAGACAAGTTCCCGCAATGGAACGTGCCTGACTGGCGTTGGTGCATCACCACATCCAACTCGAACGACTTCAGTTGGGCGAAGGATGGAACGATGCGTGCGTCACGTGCGTGGGACACTAACTTCAAGACCATGCTGGTTATGCGCCGACCGATCTTCGAGTCGCAAGGTGACATGGACTATCTGGGCTGGCGTGAAGACCTCTACGATCCGTGGGCTGGTGGCGGGCCGGGTCGCGCGTTCCCGTGGGTTACTGGGCGTGAGTACGCGCTCTGGAACATTGCGAAGGACTACCGCACCGACCAACACAGCATCTGTGCACACGACCACATCGTCGCTCTCGGCAAAAACGGTATAGGCTCCTACGGTTATGGCAACTGCAAACTCAAGTACCCAGTGGGGAACGGGATTGAATGTTTCTATGACGACTGGGCTTGCTTCTACCTGATGTCGCGACCGTTTGTTGTGGAAGGTCTCGATGTTTAACGAGGGGGCTTCGGCCCCTTCTTTGGAGAATTTGGATGTCAAACCTATGCACGTTTACCAGACCGATTGCTTGCGCTTGGTCTGGCACTCACAACCCGATGGCAGGCAAAGCGCCGCTCATGGCAGAGACGCAGCCCGCCACCAACATGTGGACGTCATTCGCGATCCGCAGTGAGCAAGCTGTCGGGTACTGCTTTGGATATGGCGCTGCATTCATGAATGGCTACTTCGACGACAAGCAACGTCCGGTAGGCAATGGTATCTTCGGCGATTACAGCAAGCCCGAGTATCTGACGCAAGGTTTGCTGGTGCAACTCAAAATTGCGCTGTCCCTATCAGCACGGGTGGAGCGCGGGTCAATGACTCTCGTCCTCAACGACTCCCCCGACTGGGGCAACCACTTGACCAACATGGATGGCAACGCCAAGTCTTACGGGCAGCTCATGAAGCATCTGAGCGCCAATGAGCCTATGGCAATGCTGACCATGAACGAACTTCAGAACGGCGCACTCAACTACGACGGCACTGTCGCGTTCTTCGAGAAGTTCAAGCGCATCATCATCCTGCTGAGCGGTTCCCCCAACTGGCTCGTTGGTGATGAACTGTGCAAAACGCTGTCCGATGCAATAGGGCGCGGGGCTCCCGTTGTCTGCTTGCAGGCCGACGGCTACAACTGGAATGCGAACCACACATTCAACCGGATTTTCGGCGTACTGGGGATGCAGGTGGCTGGGGCCAACTACACGCACCTTTATGCGGAAGCCGTCACCGACTACAAGAACATCTATGGCGATGACTTGTCGTGGAAGTCGATTACGTCCATGTATAACGGGCGTCGCTTGTTCATCGCGGGCGCTGCTGCCTACAGCCACACGCGCTCCATGCCAGCCGCTGCGCTCGATGGATTCCCCGGCACATGGTATCAGGGTGTTTGCGTAGACGTACCGTTTACCGACAGCATCTACATCCCGAACATCGTGGTGTTTCGCCCTAACTGCTGCTACAACGAGGGCGACATTTACTCCATGGAGTTCGACGTTCCGGCCACCGTTGTGAAGCCCACGGATTTCAAGACGGATCTGGCAAACGGGATCCTGCACTTCGACTGGTGGCACGAACTTCAGACCGCCGAGCACGCACCGGAAGTCCTGCATGTGCGTGCGCGTGGCTGGCACGTTGGCGGTGGCCTGACCTACACTACCGACGCGATCCGTTACCGTGGAAGCAAATGGGATGCGGGGCGCAGCTACAACGTCATGGTGTTCAGTCGTGCGACTGGCGATGTGCTGGACTACCGCACGTTCGACGTGTATGGCAACGTAGCGAAAGCCGCCGAATGCGCAGCGTTCCTCAATGCACAGGATAGTGGGCGCATCGTGCTGGTTGTAACCAGTGACGAGCCGACCAACAACCTGACGGCCGAGTTGCAGAATGCTCTGATTCGTATCGGGGCAGGGGCCTCAACTCTGCGCAAAATGAAAGTGCGCAGCGCCTACATGCTGCTAGGTATCCCCGGTGCGTCTGTTGGGATTGAGCGCTATAAGGGAGATGTGAACGAAGACCCTAACGCCGTACTTGATGCCGCGTTCGACTTCCGCCCAGATGGCGCTCGCCCCATTGAGCCACGTATGTCGGACACCACAGGCAAGGTGATTGTTGCAACGTTGCAGGGTATCGCGGAACGTGCGCTGTTCCAATCCAACTGGGATTCGTACCAAAACCAGAAGGCCCTCGACAATCCGGCAGTCGCAGCATTCAACGCGCGCTGGGTAAAGAACGTCTTGAACTGGATCCGTCGCGGCACCACGATGGAAGTTCTGTTCGTGCCGACTGTGATGGCGACCACTGGCGACTGGAATCCAATGAACACGGATCCCAACGGCTGCTCGTCCATTATGGATTACATCAGGGCGGCTGGGTTCAACGTGTCTGTTCTCGACCACACCAAGATTAGCAAGCCCGTCGCCAGTGCTTACGGCAAGTACGATGTCGTGGTGTTCTGGGCGGCAGGCGGTGGTGCCGACGATCCTGCTCGCATGCAGATCCTGATGCCTGTGCTGCAAACAGTGGTCAAGGGTGGCGCTGGGCTGTTCGCGATTTCTGATACCGGACACCCGACGATGAATGCGCTGTCTGACATGTACTCGGTGCAGACGAACTTCGTTGCTGGCATCCAACCGGATTCCTTCAACGTGGAACGGGCTCGGGCCCAACATGGTGACCACGTGATCTTCGAAGGGTTGCAAGGTTCGTTCGCCAATGACAGCGCGGCTGGTGGGTTCCTTACTCAGACCCGACTGCTCTGGCCGTACTGCGTAGATGGTGAGTCGCTTGACGTTGTGCAGCTGAAGGAAAACGGGCGCATTGCTCGCTTCCGCTATACCAGAACTCTCGACGGCATGGACAACCGCAAGGTGTTCACACTCGACGCGTGGACGAAGCTCACGGATCTGCGCTTCAAGAAAATCGACATGAGTGACACCGACAAGTGGCCGCTCACAATCGAGATGCCCTGCGTGCTGATTGATGACGTCCCGCAGTATCACATCGACGACGTGGAAGTTGTCGAAGGTGACAGTGGACATACGCAAGCGGTGTTCACCGTGTCACTGGCGTGGCCCCTGCGCGGCCGACCGGCTATTATCAACTGGAAAGTTGTTGATGGCACGGCCACCACGGAAATGAGCAGCAACACTGAGAAGCTGCCGAAGTCCCTGCTGATCGACGAACATGGCAACTGGCACTCCGTCTACATAGAGTACGACCTTGTGCGCATCGTTGCCGACGGCGCGTTCCCCAAGTTCTACAACGGGACAATGACCGCTGGCTCATGGCAACGTCGCTACTTCAAGAACGTGCTGGACTGGATGCAACGTGGGCGACCAAAGCGTCGCGTACTGTTCCTTGGTGACCAAGCGGACGTCAACGTGAACTACGCTACGCTCGGTGGAAAAGACGTTGACTTCGGTGGCGCGGTGCCAGCCACAATTCAGGAAGCTGGTTATGCGGTTGACTCCATGGTGTGGCAGAACTTCCATAGCGGCCTGCCGTCTATCGACCAGCTGCTTGAGTACGATTCCATCGTGTTTATCAGCTCGACGACTGGTGCAGCAACCGCAATCTCAGATACCTTCTCGCGCAATCTGGAAGCAGCAGTACGTAAAGGACTTGGGCTGTTCGCGATAACTGACCACGACGTATTCACGAAGTCGTTCACTACGATCATGAACCGCTTCGGCGTTCGCATCTACAACGACCCGACGGAAGCGAGCATGGTGTACCTTGATCAGTGTCGTGCTGCTCTCGGTAACAAGGCGCTGCTGGACGGCATTACAATTCCAGTGTTCCAAGCGCCCGGCTCGATCTCTGCGTTCGTAGTTGATACCGCCGTAATGTCTCCGCCCGACATCGACCCGCCGTTTAGTGGTGAGCTGATCTTCTCGTCGAACGAGATGTATAAGCAAATCGCAGTGAACGTCATTGGTGAAACTCTGGTAGAGGATGACGAGTTCTTCTACGTCGATCTGTTTAACCAGAGTCGCGGTGACATCGTTAAAGGTCGTGGCGTTGGCACCATCGTGAACGATGATGGTGATCTGTTCAACACTGCACAGTTCCACAAGCGCATTGCGTGGGGGCTGTCGGGACTGGCCGGATACACGCCTGACGTCAACATGTTCATGTGGGTTATTCCACCCGCGTGGGGATGGCAGGGCTGCGCGACAGGCTCCGTATGGCTGTCCGAATCTCCGTCGCCAGCTGGTGGCCCCCTCGTTCGCGACAACTGCGGATGGTGGGCACATTACAGGTTCACGTGCGGCGAGACCCGTGGCTATCACATCCAGCTCTCAGTGGACAACACGACTGACATCAAGATCATTCGGCTGCGCGATGGGGCAACGGTGTTCAACTTCTCCTTCAGTGATGATGTGTACTGCAACACGCACGACATCCACCTTGAGAAGGGCGAATACGAAGTACGTTGTTCGATCTGGAACGACGCGGACGGGTGGGATTGGGGCAGGAACCCCGGCTATCTCGGCATTGCAATAAGGAGACCGTAATGGCAGCGTATGGAGTTTTAGCAATCCGCGACCCTGCAACAGGCAACTGGCACGATAATTTACGTGAACGTGGTTATCGTGTGCGATATTTGGATCCCGCTCTGGGATCCTTTCGCTGGGTTCTCATGACCGTGAACAACACGCGAATCAGAAATCCAGAGCATAACCCAGCTGTGCACCAACCAAACGATCCGGTGTATCCGAAATGGACAACTCCGGTCTAAGGAAATAGACGATGGTAATGCAGAAGATTAACACCTCCATGATCGACGCTTCCGCTGCGG